AAGGGATTCTACGCCCTTGAATGGGTCGCCGATCCTACCCTCAAGAAGAAAGAAATCAAGGAATTCGAGAAAGAAGTTGAAAAAGCGGTGGGGGAGGACGAAAAAGATTTGCAACGAAAGTTGGAATTTAAAGATTAAGTCGTATATTTGCACTGTTACTGCACCACTCCAAATAAAGTAACGATGACATGATAAACTTTTTCCTACTAATCATATATTAAGTAGAAAACCCCGGTACTTGAAAGGAGTGGCTCAAGGCCGGGTTTTTTAATGCCCGGCAAGGAGGGAAGTAACGAGGGTTATTTTGGAACCACCCCTCCCCCGGGCAATCACTCTTGAATATTCAAGCCGGCCCAAAAGTTCCAACTGACGGTGATGATCCCGAGGAAATCCAAGCAATGCCGGACGACGACAACTTGGTCCTTTGCATGGTCGAGAGACTATTATACTAACTCCCCTTTCAAGGTAGGGTCAGGATCAAGCCACGATGGTCTCTAGTGATGAGACTCATCATAACCATGCTGGTTCTCGTTCTTCCCTTCTTGCATCTCCTCCTATCATATATACAATTATGGTAGTAGTATGCTAAACTATATATAGTACATCTAGTATATATGTAGTATATATAGTAGAGAAGATGTTAAGGCTTTAGGGTGGCAGTGGGTATCATGCAAGGTAAAGAATCGCCATGTTCTTTGAATTAGTAAGGAAAAGTATTAACTTTGAGTGAAAGTAAACTCATATTTCATTTTTGTATCATAGTTTTTAAGTAGTTTCCAGCGTTCCGACTCCAGCAGATTATCCGGAATATTATAAAACAATCGTGGAAAAAGGAAAGTTATCGGATGCTTCTATATTAAGACAACCTTATGGCTACGATTATTTACAACGTTATACAACTTTTGCTTGTGGTGGTGAAAAAGAACGGATTGCTTTGGAGGATCGTTTGGAATGGTTGTCAAGTGATCCGTTGAAAGCTGAAATGATTCGATAATGCTGTGCCGTTGTTTTGCTTAGCAGACTTGTGCAAGGTTTTAGAATTGACAAATCCTAGTGAAGTTAAAAACAGGCTAGACAAAGACGATGTGCAATTAATTGATTTACACGCCCTAAATTCTAGTGAGGGTATAACTGGTAATTCAATGGCAAACTTTGTTACTGAATCTGGATTCTATGACGTGATATTGCAAAGTTCATCTCCACGTGTTAAGCCTTTCCGTAAATGGGTAACATCAGAAGTTTTACCAGCTATAAGAAAGAATGGCGGTTATATGTCTACTAGTAACAATGATACCCCGGAAGAGATAATGGCTAGAGCAGTCATGATCGCCCAAGAGACTATCAAGAGAAGGGAACAAAGAATCGAGATGCTAGAGCAAGAGAAAACGTTGCTCACGGAGACGATAAAAGAGGCCGCCCCCAAGGTCGAGTATTTCGACAAGGCGATGTCATCGAAGAGTTCATACACCACCACCCAGGTGGCGCAGGAGTTCGGTCTATCGGCCAAGACGTTAAACGCTAGACTGGCGAAGATGGGCGTTCAATACAGGCAGGGTGGGGCGTGGATACTGTACGCCAAGTACCAAGGCAACGGGTACACTCACACCGTGTCCGTCCCGTACATGATGGCTAACGGGGAACAGGGGACACAAATACAGACCCGGTGGACGGAGAAAGGTAGAAAATTTTTACACGACTTACTAGATAACAAATGAATGTTTTAATAGCTTGCGAGGAAAGCCAAACGGTATGCCTCGCTTTTAGAAAGAAAGGACACAACGCTTACAGTTGTGATATAGTAGATTGTTCAGGCGGTTATCCTGAATACCACATCAAGAGAGACGTTCTTGAAGTGATGAAAGGCGGGACGTTCAAGACGCAGGGGGGACAGGAGGTGACGATAGATAAATGGGATTTGATGATTGCCCACCCACCATGCACTTTCTTGTCATCTAGTGGTGCTTCATGGTACTATCACCCGGAAGACAAGGGGCTACCAGTAGAGCAGAGAAGACCTCACCCCAGATACCCTAACAGGGCCAAGGACAGGGATGATGGCAAGAAATTTTTCATGGAATTCGTCAAATCTGACATCGAGAAGATCGCCATAGAGAATCCCGTGGGAATCATGAGTACATGTTACAGGAAGCCCGATCAAATCGTTCAACCTTTCATGTTCGGGCATGAGGCTCGGAAAGCGACTTGTTTATGGCTCAAGGGACTTCCCAAGTTGACTCCCACCAACATCGTGGGTGAGGGGGAGATAGCGATAACTAAAAGTGGGAAAAGATGTCTAAATGGTATTACGATGCGATTTCTCTCCCAAAGGAAGAGAGGCAGAGACTAAGGAGCAAGACATTTCAAGGTATTGCTGACGCAATGGCCGATCAGTGGGGATAATTTCTTATCTTTACATCAAGTTTAAACTTCTAAAATAATGATCATGAGAAAATTAATGTTCCGGGTGTGGGACTTGTCAACGAGTACCCTCCTACCCACCTCCGACGGGATAATGTTCTGGAACGTAAGCAACAAGAAATTCGGGGTAACCAACTTCTTGATGGACCAGAGATACCTCGTTACCGTGCTGTGCCTTAGAAACGGCAACACGGACATCTACGGCCTCGACGTGGTTAAGGTGTGGCCAAAGGATTACATCTCCATCAAGGAGGCGAAAGAGAGTAACGCCCCGATCCAAACCGTGCTGTGCGACCTTGACGGGTTCGTGACGGTAGAGGGAGAGAAGATACACGTTACCGAGTTACACCATCATTACAACTTCTCCGGGGAGGGATTCGCCGCTTACTCCGACACGTACAAGGAGATGTTCTGGGATCAACTGTCAGAGTATGGCATTCATTAAGGTCCCCCTGATCGAGGAGAAACTAGACATTAACGTGAGGGTTTACAATCTAACCCTCACTTCTTTTCTAGCCGAGATCATGGAAAACTACATCGTGGAACTGGAAGATCACGTCAAGAAAAGCGGCCTTCACGTGAAGAAAAACAAGTTCCACTGCAACGAGCTGAAAAGAAACATCAGGATGTGGATAAACCACAGGTACATGGAGGTGGGGAGGGAGTACAGGGATTTCCTGACCACCCAGCTAGATGACCTGTACGATGACATGAGACACGATTACACGGTGTTCTTCTACTCCGTCAAGAGGTTCTTCGACAAGAGAATAGACGACTCGAACGAGACAACCACCCTCGCCCTCCTCGTGCTGATCATAAGCATGGCCTCCTACTTCCAGATCAAGGAGGAGGATTTCAGCAATTACGTCAGCGAGCAATTCAAGTGCCACTACGTAGTGAAAAGTAACTACATATCCAATATAGCTCGACACGCCACCATGTTCCTTAATTCTTTCAAGCACGATAACGTGGAACTAGTGTTCGAGAAAGAGCCTGATATTCAGGCAGCATGGGACATTCTTGACTACAAGTTGTCTCATGTAAAGATAAATCTAGTAGATGATATCAAGTAGTTTATAGTATTTACCTATATCATTACACGTGTCAAATAAAGTACGTATATTTGTATTATAATTAAACTAAATGGAAAACATGATAACTATATTCATTGTAATAGCCATTGCCTTGCTGGTATTCCTGTTCTTCGTGTTAAGGAGCGCTTACAGGAACTCTCACGTCCTGGTGGGGAGCGTGATTAAACGCAAGGGCATACTCTTCAAGGTGAAGAGGTACAACAAGTCGGATCATATCGACAAGTGCTTGAGATGTGACATGAGGTTCTTCCCCTCCATCTCCGGTTATAACGATCATTGCTGCGTCAAGGTCCCGTTCTGTAACGCTAGCGAGAGACGTGACAAAACTGACGTGTATTACGAGCTAGTGGGCAAGAACTGTGGTTTCTTTAACAAGGAGGAAGAGTGACATGGAGCAGTTGATAATGACGCCTAGGCTCTTCAAGGAGTTCGGTATACACGTTTGCGATGACCAGATCATAAGCACGCATCGTGCCTGTCCCAAGAAGATAAGGGGATTGCTTGACAAGACCATAGTCCTGCACGATAACGGGGAGGTGATGGCCATGAAGGATTATTTCAAGTCCATCATAACAGGTGATGGCAGCCAGTGCAGGATGAAACGATTATCTAACGGGGACAAGTCAACGAACGAGATACGAATACTGGAGAGGGGAAGGTTCTGGAAATCCGTGTTATTCAGGGGAGGGACGATAGTTAACGACGTGAACTCCAACATGCCCTTAATATCTTACGTGAACGATTTCAACGGGATAAAGGTATGGTTCGAGGACACTCTTGACGTTTTCCCGTGTAACTACAAGGGGGTGCTATCCTCCCTGATCCTGTACCTGACAAGTAACGTTGATAGCACTTACTTCTCCCCCTCCTTCCCGGACAAGTGTTCGGAATCTTGCTGGGGTGACCCAAGGTTCGTGAACAAGGTGAGGGGATTGATGCACCATCATATCATCCGATCGTTCAAGTTAAACCACCAGACAAGGAAGTATAACGAGTGGAGACACCCGGAGTTATTCTACAACGGTTGGAACGCCGCAATGAAGGACCCGCAAGTGTTCTACATCGTGGCCGATCTTAGACCTGACAAGGAAGGCATAGTTAACACTAGGGATTACAGGTTCGATTGCACGGCGGAGAGACTGGGATTGTGTCAAGACATGGCGAGAGAAGCGGCCATAGTTTACAACACGCTGGTCTTGCAGGGGTGGGACCAGATTTCTCCCAACGAGACGTCTTGCGAGAACTGTCCTTTCAAGTGCAAGATAGCCAATGAAACAAAAAGAATATAAGAGACCGGGGGTGAGGAAGCCCGAATCGCCACGATCGGTGTCAACTTACAGCAAGTATCATCACACGATAGACCGGGAGATAGATAACGACAACATCTGGTACATCGAGATTAACGGGAAGAAGGAACGAAGGATACCCGTCACCCTGTCGTCGTGGGAAGAGATGAAGTTCAAGGCGAAAGAAGACTTGCACGCCGAGGTTATATTGAAGTTTATCGGGAAATCTGGAAGACACGTTGAACGTTTTAAAGATTAAGCAAATGGGTAAAAGAGGTTTAAAATTAAGGGTAGACAAGAAAACACGCAACAAGAGGTACATGGCAATGGCGTACCTCAGAAGACACGGGTACGCTGCCAAGGGTAGGGACGTGTTGCTGAAAGAAGGTTCTCCATCCCCCAAAGAACACGAGTACCTTGTATTCCTCATGGAACAAGGATATTGCATATCGCACGGGGAGATAAGCTAATGGAAGAGTTCGTTAGCGTTGAAGACGTCAAGAGAGTGTTCAAGGCGTTTTGTAGCAAGGAAATAAGCGGGTGCGGTTCTGACGAGCAAGAATGCGAGGACTGCATCTTCTACAAGAAATACGTCGAACTTTTAAAAGAGAAGGCATGACGGAAGATTTACAAGAGTTAATTGACAAGCTAACATTCGGTTATTAACATGGAACAGAAGAAATCGAAAGTAACCAGCGTCGTCCAAGGACAAGACTGGGTAGGGAAACAAGGTGTTTTTCACACGTGGACCGTCCGTTTCGAGAACGGTGACGTGGGGGGAAACATGACGAAACAAGGTAACAACTGCGCCTTCAAGGTGGGCGAGACGGTTGACTACACGATAGAACCGGGAAACAGGCCGGACAGCTTCAAGGTGAAGATCGTGCCGACAGCACCTTCATCCTTCAGTGGTGGAGGTGGGGGCGGGAAAGGAAAGGTTAACGAGGCTGGTATCAACGCCAACGTTGCATTGAACAACGCCACCCTGTTATTCTGCAAGCTGTGCGACACGCTTGGACAGGAATGGTTAAAATTGGCGAAAGATCAACCGGAAAGGATCGTCATGATGTATGCTAGAGAGTTTTCAAACTTGTTGAACGAGTTAAGTGGATTGAAATAACATGATAAAAGAACTAGACGACAGGATAGAATTACTGTACAAGGACGTGATGAAGCACCCGAAGGGGAACTTCAAGATACTGTTCGATGACTTCAAGCAAGACGTGGGAGACATAATGTACGGCGAGAACGAGAAACAACCATCCATGTACGACAAGATGATGGACTTGCTCAACGCTTGTTGCCGTGCCTTCGGGGCTACAACGATGGAAGCGATGGCGGGGGGAAGGGCAGAGTTGCCCGTCCTGCGTGCCGTGACAGCGTTCATAAAGCTAGCCGATGACTCGTACGATAACAGGCACATGACCTGCAAGATTCTGGGCAGGACTAGACAATACTACTACCACTCGATTGCCAAGTTCGAATCGCTCATGTTAACCGACAAGACTTTTCGTGAAACCTATAACAAGTTGAGACATGATTTCGGAAGAGACGAGGAAACTGATTGAGGAAAACGAGGAACTGGTGGAGAAGAACCTCAAGAGGTGGATAGCCGGGTGCAAGAAGAGAATGGCAGCGTTCACTATCCCGACTGACGAGGAAATAATCCAGTATTTCAACGACAAGGGAAAGGTATGCACGTCACAGACCGTGAAGAAAATAAGGACCACGTACGAGGGCAAGGTGGAGGGGAAGTGGATAGATTCTAACGGCAAAGAGGTCAAGAACTGGAAGGGTAAGCTCGACAAGGTATGGATTCCATACTACCCGTCATTGAACAACATTTACGAGAGGTTTTAATCATGGACAGGGAATTAATCGCTAGAGGCTATTCTTACAATCATGGAGCCATTTTCAAGAAGAGGATATACATTTCTATACCCGAGAGCGAAAAGTGGCTTAAAAACGCTTACTCGCACTTTATAGGAGGTTCTTTCAAGTGGATACCCGAGTATGACGAGATTGCCGGATGGTTGTCTGACAACGAGGGAAGGGGATTATTCCTGTACGGGACTTACGGGAGGGGCAAGACGGTGTTCATACGTGACATATTCCCCCTCCTCGCCGAGAGACACGGGAAGGTTGCATCCTACTACACGATGACCTCGATAGGAGACAACCTCGATGACGTGTTGAAGAAGAAGATCGTCTGCCTCGATGACGTGGGGATGGAATCCAAGATCATGACTTACGGCAACGAGAGGCACGCTTTTCCCGAACTCATGGACAGGGCGGAACAGAACGGGAACCTAGTTCTCGTGTCCACCAACCTTAACGCGAGGGGGATAATCGACAGGTACGGGGAAAGAACGCTAGAGAGGATCAAGTCGTGCTGCAAGAGGGTAATGTTCACGGGTCAATCTTTCAGGCAATGACGAACGAAGAACTTGCAAGTAAAATAGACAGGTTGCAGGAATCGATAGACCTGAACAACAGCCTGATGACAGAATTCAACAACAGGCTTGCATCCATACAAGAATCCGTCTCCAACAAGAGGGGGAGGATGGACGCCAAGGAGATAATAAACAACATCATAGGGGACCTCATGGTCCTGTTAATCACTAAACAGCAATAAAATGGAAAAAGAAAAGGAAATAGCTAAAAAATTAAAAGAGTTACAGGAACTGGTAGGTGAACTGAAAGAGATGGGGGTGGGGTATTTACTCGTGACGTCTTTCGAGAAGAGTGTTGATGACGAGGGATTCCAAGAATTAAGATCGTCCGTGTTCTCGGATTTCAAGCTGGGAGACATGGCCCCCGCCATAGCATCTTATTTCTCGGAGAATCCTAACATCCTCCCGGTTATCGTTCGAATACTGGCAAGCGGGTTCTCTCAAGAAACGCTGGTAGAAAAGGCGAAAAAAGCGGGGGAGGAACTGGCAAGAAAAAAGAAGGAGTGGAATTAACCACTCCTTTTCTCGCTTAACTGACCCATTCACAAACCATATCTCTAAGTCTTACCACTACCGCCTGACAGGTGTAAAAATTGCATTCGTCATCGAGTAGTTCTATTAAATACATGATCTTGTCCATAGGTCTTGTTTTTTTAAATCATCTCTTCCCAGTCAATATACTTGCCCGTTCTTTTCAAGTCGGCAAGATACCGTGAAAAAGCTATCCCATCGTAACCGTCCGGGTCGTCAATGTACTTTTTCACGTACATCGCTATATCGAACTCGTTACGCAACGGCTCGGGAAAGAAATCGGCGTAAGCCATGTTGGCCACGAAACAACAATCGTACTCGCTCGCCTTCTTTACCGTCACCCCGTTCCTTTTCAGAAGTTCCTTGACTTCCTCCTTGGAATACCTATGCTTTGAACCGTCAGCGTTCTCCATGCAGCTAACAGCTAGCTCGCATAACTTCTTGGAGAAGTGAGGACCATGTTCGTCAAGGTAATCCTCGAACGTCTTGCTACTGAAATAATAACGATCCCTTCCCATCACATTCTCCGTCTTCTTCTACCACGACGCATTTCAGGCTCGTCATCGTAACGATCGTACCTGTCATAACGGTTCTCGGGGCGGGTGAAGTCATCTTCATCCTCCATCATTCTCTTGCGCTTGCGTCTCCTCTCCCTCTCCATTTCCTCTTCTTCCTCTTCACGTTCGCGTCTTCTTCTCTCCCGTTCACGACGTTCGTATTCCTCGTCATCATCGTCATCATCGTCGTAATCATCTTCCTCGTATCGATCACGTCTGTTGCGACGTCTCTCTCTTTCTTCTTCCTCCATCATCTGGCGTTTACGGTCCTCTCTCTGGCGTCTCCGGTACTCTTCTTCCTGAATATCCTTGTTGTAACCGTCTCTATTGAAACCAATTATTCTTACCATGTCTATTCTTTTTTATTCAATCCAAGTATCAACTCTTTCAAGCCCTCTATACTGTCATTAATGCCACTTACCGATTTTTCAAGGTTGGCGATCTTCTCGTCACGACTCTTGTCAACGGCAAGGACGGGGTTCAAATCCTTGACTATTTGCTCGCAATCTTCCAGTATGGACTTGTGCTTGTCCACGCTATTCAGAATGTCATTACTATTTCTCATGATGGCGTTGATCTCGTTAAGGATCGGGTCCCTGTCACACGATATGGTAATGTCATTTCTAACTTCTACCGTCATGTTCTCCCTCACCACGAACGTTGAACTAACTCCATCCACTGAAACTTCCAAGTCAACTATCTTGTCCTGCGGTTGCTGGTAAGATAATTGTCCCGGCTGTAACGGTTGGAACCTAGGGTTGGCGATACTCACCACCGTCCCCATCTTGTGTCTAATTTTCTCTCCCTTGTACAGGATATAGACTTGATACGATTTCTGTAAATCCTTGAATTGCATTGTTTCTAAATTTAATGTTCAATCACTCTCCACTGTTACTAGCGGCAGCCGTTGGCGGTACTATGTGGTTAATAGTCTGGAACGTGCCGTTACACTTGTCGTAAAAGATCAAGTAGCGATTCCCTTGCGTTATCTCGCTAGATAACATCTGGTCTCCTGAACCGTTTATTAACGGCGTCTTGGATGACGTGGTTGTCGTGCTATTAGCGGGAGTAGTGGCAATCGAAACCGGGTATCCTTCCGATCCAGCCGCCGGGGAATGAGCTATATTCAATAACAGTATCCCTGTCTTGGGGAGGGAGCGAAACTGACACGGACTAATGTTATAAATAACCTCGCTGTTAGTAGCGTCGGTTGTCACGGCGACACTTCTTATCGCCGGAATTCCTCCTTGATCCAGTCTCTGTACTGGTCTTCTAAAATAAGGTCCGTAATAATAATTCATCGGGTACATAATTTATTTTAAATTAATTGTTACATTTGCACCGGGATAGACAAGAGTAATTAACTTGTTGATAAGGAGTTTTCTGGCCTCCTTCCCATTCTTTTTTTTACTGCCAGTGTCACTTTAAAAACAGATAAAATGACTAATGAAGAGTTTTTAAAAAGTATCACCTTGGAAGGTGAAATGTGGAAGGATGTAGCCGGTTATGAAGGTTGCTACATGGTGTCCAATTTTGGAAGAGTCATGTCGTTGGGGAGGGAAGTTCCTAACAGCGATAAAAGCAATAGAATCATTCGTCCGTCTATAATGTCTTTGAATATTAAAAATGCAAAGAGAAAATCATCTATATACCAAACATATACTGCACATTTGTGCAAGAATCGTATCAGGAAGGCTATTACCGTACACAGGTTAGTTGCCTGTGCTTTCATAGAAAATCCCAACAATTACCCCTCCATAGACCACATAGATGGTAACCCTATGAACAACCATGTTTCAAATCTAAGATGGTGTACGAACACGATAAATATGAATGATAAAACGAACGCACCCGAAGCTCTTGTTAAAGAACTCTGATTGTTCCCTCGTGGGATGTAGTCGATATTTATAGGCGTTTAACATGATGTGAATATACGAATATTTAAACTAAAAGCCAAGCATTTTAATTAAAATACGATGTAATTTACTATACAATTATCTTTTTTCATTTGTACCATTCCCCTCCACAGAACCTGCATTCGAAACGATCGGCGAGCCTGATAACGTGTTCATCCTCGTTCCTGTTAACACTACAATTACAAACCGGGCGTGTCTCCCCGTCTATCCTGTCGATCAAATCGTAATCCCATAGGGATAACTTGCCGGGGCAGGGGATGGGTTTAACGAACTGCACCGGGTTAGCCAGTACCCAGTTGTACACGACACGCTTCTTGGGAAGGGGGAAGGTGGGGGATAAGACATTAAATATCTCGTCATCATGTTCTGCCCACACCGACTCGTGGTCTACCACGCAATCAACAATATCAACCCTCCCGATGATAGCTCCCACGTGAGTCAATTGCTCTCTCACCACTTCATCGTACCCTTCTCCTACCGCTTCCAACTGTTCTTTATTGAGAAACCCTTTCAGGTTGCCACCGTATATCGTCTTGGAGGCATGAATCAATAACGGGCCACGATAATCCGTTCTCCACGTCCGGTTCTCGATGTCTTTAATCCCGTGGACTATCAACGATGCCCACGGCTGTTTAATCGTTAGCGCTTTCATCTTTCTTTCCTATTGAATGAGCTACTATTTTACCTTTTTAAATTTAAAATCTTCTATGATTTTATTTATATCTTCATTAGATAAGTTATACCACTCTCCTTTTACCAATTTGTCTTTAAACATAGTATGAAGATTTAGTTCAATATCTGTATCCACAATGGCTAGTAGTTTTATCCTAGGATTAGAGCATTTTAAGATATTAAATCTTTGATATGGGTCATTCGATCTACCTATTTTTGTGAATTTACTCAATTCATCATATACAAGATAAGTTCTCGTAATATCTTTAGTTTCCGTATAAACCCTAGACCAATAGTAAATGTCTGCCCTAATTGCTTCACATAAATAAGGAACTAAATGATATATAATATCTAATAATGGGAGCATTTTTTTTGTATGATATTTTGATGAGTATTCAATAATCATATTCAAAATATCAACATCATTGAAATATGCGCCTCCACAAGATATTACATCATCTTCAATTTCAATATCTCCTAATAAAGATGGACGTAAATCATGTATAAGTTCATTTAATAATTCTGCAAGTAATACAGATTGTCCTCCATCCACTTCTGTAATTTTAATAATCTCGTTCATACTATTTTATTTTTGATAACATATCAGAATTATTATACACCCACATCTTAGCTTTTGCACCCCCCCCCACTCATAAGCATCTCGATAGCAAGTACAGGATGTAACCACGGGGTGGGGGAGGAGGATATGAGGACAATTCCATTCAACTTCTCCCGATCCTTCTACATAATCTATAAATACTTTGTACGTTTCCATTTTATTTAATTTTTGGTGTTGCAAAACGAGTTCCATATTTAGCATCGTATATTCTAAGCATCTCGTTCCTTAATTCAGAAAACGATTTGACATATCCCATATCAATGGCAAATGCTAATTTTTTCTGTAAATCCTCAAGTTCTTTGAGTTGTTCTTTAGTGGCATTGTTTCGGAGCAATGTTTCATGTTTGCCAAAAACTATATGATTCAATGCCTTGGCTATTACCACGTAATCTACATCCTTAAATTTACCTGCAGCACGAGATATAATATTGTACGTATTACCTACTTCTATTCTATTAATGATTAACGAATCTGTCAACCAATCTATCACTAGAGCGTACAATTTTGGATTCATCTCCATAGCGACAAGTACCCATATATAAGGATCACATGTAACTTTTTTATTCTCCCTCCCCCCGGTAGTTTTATAAGCACCACAATACTTCAATGTTTTAACAAGAGTTTTCTCTTCTACCATATTCATGAACTCGTGGTATCCCATCCCCTTTGTCATGTTCCTTCTCTCTAGGATGTAGTACATTCTTTCTGCATTATCCCTAGAAGATAACACCTCGTTAACTCTTTTATCCTTCCATCCTTCATTCAACCTACCGACTGCGTATGCTTCTTGAAGATCGGTGAGGGATAAAAAACTATTCTTCGTGTCTTGCTTTATCACGACACCGAATAATTCCCTGTCTTTCGATTTCATTGTAACATTTGTCTTCATGTTTTATATATTAATTAATCTGCACAAATATATGAATTATATTTATATTCACCTAATTTTTAGATTAAAAAATATATATGTATTGTTACTAACTGAATCACACTATTTTATAAAAACGGGAATTCCCGTTTTTATCGTAACTTATTGATAATCAGTAAAAGCTAAAATTAGTTAAAATAGTGTGGTATACTTTATTTCACAGTATACCCTGAAACGGGGTACACCTCCCCTCCCCACCAGTAATGTCAGCTACCCTCAGAATTTATGAGGTCAGGTATCTAACGTCGGTTATCACGACGGCAGACAAGGGACTAATGTTTATCGAGACCCCTGCATCGGGAATCACGAGGGAGGGGTGTATCGAATCACGACACCCTTTCCGAAGCGGGTAAAACCGTTTCGGGAATAACACGTGGTCGGAATCCCGACTTCGGCTGATAATCAAGCGATATGGGAATTCCCATATCGGGCGTAGTGAAACACGACGCACCGTGAGTATCAATGACTTATCTTGATATATACAATGATACACCAAATATATACCGCCCTGCAAATTTGCATGGCGACTGATAATCAGCCGATATTCACATTCTACATATCGGGGAATAAAAAAGATACCCACCCTTGGTGGGGGTGGGCATACTTGATAATTACCAATATGAAACCAACTAACCACTCAAACTTTCTTGTGTTTGATTTTAAGCATGTCAATGTAGAGATAAAGCCTTTCTTTCGTTGGCTTGAGTCCACATCTTGATATTTTACTGTTAAACGCACTGTCAGTCTTACCAGTGATCTTCTTCGCTTGCTCATAATTTACTTTAACGTTGAGGTATGGTTTAAGTACCTCGGTCATTGCACCTATATCATCCTCCGTGATGTTGTCACAATAACCATTATCAATCATGTCGGCGAAGTGCCTGAACAATCTACTTAGATTCGTCAATTTTACAGCACCCATGTTTGAAATATAAAATGGTTGAAGTTACGGCTGATACTACAACAGATACCGAAGCAATACTCAATAATGTCCAGAACTCAATCGTGTAATTTGATAATACATCAATTAATTGTACGCCACATTGTATTAGTAAGTTGATTATTAATACCCTGTGCCATGAACAAAATCTAAATCGTTTCGACAAATGCCATAGCATAATGTCCACGTAAACGGAATGTCCTAAAACATAATCAAAAGACACCACCTCCACATCCATGAGTGATAGCGTAAGAACTATCGCTACATACATGTTTAACAGGATCGGAGCCAATTTTATAAGTCTAACCGTAGATTTCATTTCTTCTTGCTACTTCTTCTAGGTTTACCATCCCATGTAATCTTTCTTGATGCAGTTGCCGGCCTCATTATGGGTCTGCGAACTGATGTCGTTTTCGTGTTTCTCGCCATAAGCTTCTATTTTCGTTATAAATGTACGTAATAAATGGTTACCATGCAAGCCCGTTGGACTTGAAAGCGTTACCCGTGTCATTCCATCTCTTGTCATCGGCATCCTGTCTCCTAAGGAATGACGCCTCGTCTCTTAGAGCGGTTCTGACGTTAGCCGTCAACACGTTCGGGATAATGAAAGTCATTAACTCGAAAAAGTCCGCAGCCATCCGAACGGCATCTTGTTGACTCTCGGATAACGGTTCGTTATCTTGCGCCCTCTGGTATATATCCGCCATGTTCCCTATATTGTTACCAATAGTATTCACGAATATACCGATAGCCGGAAGAATCTCTTGTATTAACTGGAAACCGTTCATGCTTAGTGGAGTCTGTCCTCTTGCGTAGCTGATGTATCCCGATCCTCTCTCGATCAAGTCGTAAGTTTCAGAATCTATATACCCCTCGTTCATGGAGTATTTTGCCGCCCCCAAGAAGAACGAGTGTGCCAGGTTAGCCGCCATCGAGTACCTACCGAAGAACATTCCAGCCAATCCCGTGCTACCGTTTCTCAACATCTTGTCCACTATCTGATTTGCCACTTCCTCCTCGTCTCCATCCCCACCCGTGGCGAGCAAGTATCCCATGTACGTTGATATTGCTGGCTTGGTGATATTGTATCCTTGACTTCGTACTAACCGGCTAATTAGCATGGTGAACCCGTCATTAAATAATTTGGCGTTGCCGTCCTTGGCTCCCGCTATCATTTTCCTCCAACCTATACCCATCATCTCTACCTCTTTTATGGCGAATGATAACATGAACCCTATCCATCTACCGTTAATACTTTCCCTTGATATGTTTTTCTTACCGATCCCTATGATATTAGATACCCAGAATGGTAGCGCCCTCGTCTCGTGAGCCTGAGAGACAGGCAATATCGTGGAGAAAGATTCCTGCGTTCTCTTCACGGCATCAAGATGTGCCACCCTAAACGCCTCTCTCGTTGCCTTCCTGTATTTAACATCAGCTTGCCACTTGTCACCGTCCCAGTCCTCGCCGTTCAACTCCTTGAACCTCTTGTTAAATATCCTCATGTACATGTTGGACGAGGTTATTATATCCGGGGTTCTGATCCAATAGTCAACAGCTTTCTCGTTCAGGCTCTTCTTCTTACCGTAAGACTCTCGTGTCAACTCGCTCAACTTGGAAACGGTAGAAGTTTCCGGTAAACCGTAGTACTCGAAAGCGTCCCTCATGTTTCTTAACTGGAACACGTTCTTTATCATTGTTACCGGGTTGACGCTAATACCATCACTTATGATAGCACCACCGATGTTGGTTACCATCTCGGTAGCCATCTTGGGGACGTTAACAAGCAAGGTAACACGTGCGGCGCTAGTTATCTCTTGATTCAACTTGTTCCACATGTTACCCATCCCGTTGTTCAGGTTATCAAGATGATAAGCGCTCACCACCCTGTTCTTTATGGTACGGAGCCATTCTTGAAGGATCATCCTAGCATCAGGATTATCTCTCAACTCCTTCCCCCTTATCTCGTCATTAAAAGCGTTAACCACGCCGTTGTAAGGATGCACCACGTAGAAGTCTAGCGTTGCCTCTTCCACGGTTTTAGTTATGACATTAGTGAGGTTGTAGTCAATAGAATGTATTCCACCCCTACGAGCGTGTACTGCCGTGGGGGAGGGGATGTTACCGTTGTAATTATCCTTCGTCATCTGTTCGAGGGCATCTATCGAGCTTAAATCCATTCTCCCACCCCTGACTCTTGACGGGAAATAATTTGACTCGTAGAACTTGGGATTCGTCCCACGGAATGATGCGTTGGCCATGTTGATCTCTTTCAAGTTATCAAGAACTTGACGGGCGGCTCCCATCAAACGACGAACGGATACCTCGTCTTCCCCTAGATTCTTCAACGTGGCCTCCACGTCAACAGCCCCTTGCATGGGTCCGCTCTCGTGATAAACGTAGTATTGAAGCGCCCCTTTCATGTCGGCAGCTTCCATTGGTGTTTCCTTGACCGCCTTCTCGTACAGGTACTTGAAATATGACCGTTCCCCAACGTCTACCGTTTCGATCGTGTCTCCTATCGTGTTGGTCTGGTAATCAAGCTCCTTCATCAACATGGCGGCGAGGTTTCTAAGGTTTATACCTTTCCTTGACGTGAATATGTTGTAATTATGAAGCCTGCCCCGGGCGTTAATAGTGTACTTGTTCATGAACTTGTTAAGGGCATCGTTCCAAGGTTCAAGCAATTTCGCCTGTTCCACGTGCGCCCTAACGGTAGCTGGCTCCATGTACTTGGCAACTATATTATCGTATATCGGCGTGCCATCCCTCGTCCATAACAGGTACTCTGCCGTGTTCAAGTCACGAATCCCGAGTGCCGCCCTAAGTCTCTCGGAGTCTTGCCTGAACTTCTTGAACTTCCTGGAATCAGCCGCCCTTTTCACTTTTGCCACGATGCCGTTATCCCCCTCCATGCTGCCCTTGACATCATGACGGATCAAGTCTTCCATCGCCTTGGCGAGTTCTCTAGTGGTGTAACCGTTGTTCAAGTTATACAATGAGTTATACATCCTTGATAATTGAGCGTTGGTTAGGGTGGGGATATTGGAACGATTCTGGTCCATGATGTCAACCATGTAGGAGAGTGGACTCCCACCGGTCGGGTGTAGTAACGTGGCGTCATCAAGCTCCATGTTCACTTGTTGTTCTATACCTTCCCTCACTTTCTTGGACACGTTATTCAGGCCCATGTCACCATTCATGAACTCGTCAATCATGTCCCCTATCATAGTGACCTCTTCCGGCGTGATAGCCCCTTCCGAGGCCATCCTTGCTACCTTGTTACGTATGTTGGTTAACGACCTCATGTACTTGTTAACCTCGTTGAACGTTGGCATATCCACTAGGTTCTCTCTTATCACGTCAAGTCGATCACCTATATTTGATATGTATTTTCTCACGGAATTCAAGTTCCATCCCTTGACCGTTTCATTAGAAACTTCCTCCGGGTACCTGTCTATAAGGTAATCAGTAGTCTCGGAAAACCTGCCATCTATTATGTCTGATATTATATCATCACGAAGGGCCAAGTCTTCCTGTGACATCTTTCCAGGGTCCATGTCAAGGAGCCTGTTAACTTTTTCTTTCCTCTCTTGACTTAAAGAAGACTTGTTAACTTTCGATCTAGCTTTATTGACGTTAGACTCTCTTTCCTCCACGGCGAACTTTGCCTGTTGATCGGTAACGTACTTGTTAATTTTATTGATCAACGACTCGAATTGTGCCCTACTATTTATCCCCCTCGACAAGCTCGACATTATCGACTTGTACTGGGATTGAGACAACAACTTCTCGCTCCCCTTTATCGCTTCACGCACCTGACGAATCTTTCCCTTCAAGTCAGAAGCTCCCTTGGTGTAAGCGCTAGACGCTATCCTGTTAACCTTAGTCTTGATCCTGCCAAGGTTATCTTTTGGAGTGATATTACTAACACCAGAGGGCCTCTTTATGTAAGGAGAGTTATCTCCAAGGACGAGATCATGGTTCTCGTTGAATTCCTTGTTAGCTTGTCTCTTCTCTTCTTTAGATAACGCCTTGTAAGCGTCACTTGCTTTAACCCTCGCCCATGCCATATCCTTGGCGAAAACACCACTGGAATTCTTGTTCTTCGAGTACCAGTCAACCGCCTCGTTCATCGGTAACTTGTCGAGGAGGGGGGTCTTGCTTACTTTCTCTTCTTGTTGCTGGAGTGTACTTTCAGTCCCGTCGACTTCTGACACACCGCCCACGGGTTCACTTTCTTTCCTGACTTGCTGTTCTGTGCCTTCACCTTCCGAACGCACCTCTCTAGTTTCGCTGGCATCTTGCTTAATTTTACCTTGTTCAACATTATTTTCTTGGATGGGGGTGAGGGCATCGTAATCGACCACCGACACGTTACCTTCCGCATCCTCCACTTCTATCTTACCTTCTTCCACCACGTTTTCAGTGGCGGTAACTTCTTTACCATCAAGGATAAACTTGTCTCCTTCCGCCTGGAAATTCTTGTCATCCATGATCTCGTTGTAATTTTCAACCAGTTCCATGTTCTTGTACATGGAAGTGTACTGGAAATATTTTATGGCATCATGGGCAAGGTCTTTTCTCTTCTTCACCACCTCCCCACCTTTCGTTGCCTCGTCATAATACCCGTCTATCGCAGAGTTTATCTCGTTGGCTATCGCCTCGTGACGTCTTTCTAGCGTTAAAGTACCGTCATTCATTAGGTTATCTATCTTCTCCTTCAAGGCAGAAGGTAACTTCTTCCCGTAAGAATCAGACTTGTAAAGAGTCTTTCCCATGCTGGGTTGTTTACTTATGGCGTTAACACCCAACCCGACGGCCCCGAATCCAAGCGACATTAACCCTATCGAGTACACCATGTTCAAGTCTTCTGGCTTGTATATCTCTCTGGTGAGATACCCTGACTCTCCCCTGTCTATCGCCGTGAAACCGCCCCTTATCAAGTCTCCAACCTTTTCCTCTCCCATCTCTCCTATCGTCCCGGCAACCCACCCGGAGAATCCTCTTTGACCGTAACCGGCGTAACCTCCACGATACATGAACTGGTCAAACCCTCTCTTTAACAAGTTGCCCCCACCCCGTACACCGGTAGCTTTTGGAGCTTTCCCCACGAAAATTCTTTCCGTGAAATTCTCGATCACGAGGTCGTAGTAATTATTGAATAGCGCCTCGTTTACAGGCATGCCGTTCGCCACGTCGTTACTAACACGAGAATAAAACGTGGGTTGAGCGAGAACCTGAACGGACGAGTCGAAAGCGCTTTTAGCGACTCTTGACGACAACTTCCCGGCACCTGACGCTATTTTGGTGCTAGCCACCTTTGACGCCGCACCGGAAACTGTCTTGGCTAGAGAGCTGGAAGATATGGTTTTAACAAGATTGGTGGCCGTTGCTTTCGACAACAACTTGCTAGCACCAGATGTTAAAGCCGTTCTTACCCCTCCCGTCACGGCACCTGACATGGCGAACTCTACCATGAACCCGACAGACTCCCCGGTCATCTTCCCGATGTCAAACCATTGTCCAGTTTGTTCTCCAAGTACTTCTAGCGACCTTGCGTTCACGGAGAAAGATTCTAGCAAGTTTAACTCTTCCGGTGTCATCTCTTGCATGGCTATACTAGATACCATGTCGTTAAGTTTCGCTTCCTTGACAGAAGATTCCATCATCGTGTCGGGAGGGATAACCTCTCCATCAGAGGACAGGTAAGAGGTGTTCGATCTCAACTCTGGATGATCCTGTAACACCCTGTTATATATGTCACCGAGTTTATCGTTAACCTCTTTCATCTTGCTATCCCTTCCCACGTTACTCATGGTCATGGCTATTGCGGAGAAATGATCAACGATACCTTCCTTGGCCCCGCTCAAAAACTGGTTACCTCCCTCTTTTAACTTCTTGGCTAGGTCCAGATTCTTTCTCGTCATGTCATTGAACAACTGGGCGGCGTTCATGGAGGCACCCTCTTTCTGTAACATGGCAAGTGCGGCTATACCTCCCGCCCCCGGAAGTCCAGCACCTATCGCCACCGCCTTGTTAGCGGTCTCCGCTCTCTTCTTGGCACGTTCACCGGAAGTTTCCTCGTACACGGCACTCGTTTCCGCCGACACCTTGTTCAATTTCTTGTACATCTGGTCTATGTCAGGAGCGAGGTAATCGGCATCCCTCGGGTCCATGTAAGTTCCCTCTAGCATCACCCCGTACCTTTCAAGCTCTTCTCTAGGCACGACGTACGTCTTCGAGTCCGGGTCATAAACCATGCCGACACTATCAGCCACTCTCCTTGCGTACTCGTTTAACTCGTTTTCACCCCCCTCTCCCAGTTGTATTGATTTCCTCGTTACCCTCTCGGTGAATAGCTCGTTCTTCTGGAAGGGGGTAAGTTCTCCTTTCGACTTGTACCAGTCTTCCACGGATCGTATGGAAGTGTCAAGACGGAATTCCTGCCTCTCGTCGTATCCTTCCGGGAGTAAACTTTTCTTGACATCATCCGTCATGTAATCCATCATTGACTTGGTGTAATTAGGGTCCACGACGTTGTACTTGTCAAACAAGTTATTCATGGTATCCTCGGTAACATCCCCGGCTGTTCCACCTAGATTGATTGATATTTTCTCCATCAATCTCGTGGGATCACCACCAGTTGACTCCCATATATCGTCAACGTCCGTGTCCGTTATTCCAGAAGCGTCCATGCCTTGATACGTGGCTATATCCACGAGTATATCCTTGTACAATGACTTATCAACTTTTCTTCCGTCATTCATGGTCATCTATTTTAATCCATTCACGAAATCGTTAACATCTCTTTTAACACCGGGAGCGCTAGGTGCGATCATGGTACCGGTGTTATTCCTGTACCTGTAAAAATTCGGGTTTGTCTCCATGCCGTAACTACCTCTCGTGTATATGCCTGTTAACTGGTTTAACGCCGAGTTCAATTGTTCTGCGGCAGATTTTGCGGTACTAAGATTGATCTTCGCTATCTCGTTTCCAGTTGCTGGGTCTTTTATCACTAGATAATCACCCATGTAACCAGACCATAAACCACCGTTACTCCTTCTTGATTCAATAGATATTACTCCTGAACTCTTGGCTCCAGCTATAATATCTTCCACGTTTTTGACGAAATCATCGGGTTTATAGCTTTCAGGAGATGATAACGTGGTGGACGCTAGCTCTTGCAACCTGGAAACAACCGGGCGCATCCTGTTATAAACCGGGTTCTTGTTTTCATCCCTCCCCGCTACCGGTTCGACACGGGGGGAGACGTTATAATTGTACCAGTCTCTCAAGTCAATGTCAAGGATTTTCTCCTTGGTTTGAGCGCCTGAATTATAGTAATTAGCCAGTATATCGTAAGCCCTCTTCACGCTAGACGGGTCGTTAGCATCAAAATTAATCGTGAACGGTTGATCGAAATTAACCGGACGACCCTGTTTCTTCTTGCCCTCTCCAAGGAAGTGGAACGTGGTGATGTCTCCCTTCGCCGTGATGTCGTTCAGTTGAGCCTTCCTGTTCACTCCGTTATCATCAATGTAGGCTGATGATTTATTCCCGACGAACATTTGAATCGCCTCCTTATGCCCGTTAAAGGCGTTGGGGATGGCGTCCATGACCGGTTCAATGAAACGGTTGTCACGAGAACCACCCCCGTAACCCTGGTAGCTCGGGTCTTTCTGCAACGATCTCTTGACATTCTTGTCGGCAGCCATCGCCACGGCGTTAACGTAATACGCTCTAGCCTCTCCAGGCGTGTTCCACCTTCCTTCTTTCACCCCCTTGCGCATGAACGGGTCGTTGTCGTAGTTATTGCCGAACCTCATGTCCCAAGCCTCTCCGGCACGTGTTCTTATGTCCTCTATATTACTGGTCTCTATATTCGTTATCGTCCCATCGGGATTTCTCACGAAATTTCTTATCACTGAATCACCCACCGCCTTCGCACCATCATCCAGCATACCTTGCAAGTCAACGTAAGGTTTTAATTTACTAGACAATTTAGCCTTCAACTCCGATGGAGAACCTGTCGCTATCGGCCTACCCTTTCTATCGTATATGGTGTAGTTTAACATCCCGTTTTGATACCACATGTCAATACTATCTCCAATACTGTAAATACCGGTGCTTTTCTGTTTAACACCATTCTCCCCGGCAGACATGATAGCGTATCCTATGTCGTTTACCAGATCGGCGTTCATGACTTCATCTATACCCCCCTTCCCCGTCTTTGCAAGGTCTTCAAGAAACCCTTGAAAATCTTTCATCTGGTTGGTGTAAGATGCGGCCTTGTTCTTCATGTCACCGATCTTTACCATTATCTCTGACTTGCGAGTGGGGGTGATAAGCGGGTTCGCAAGTTCCCTCCTCATGTCAGCTATCTCGTTCTGGGTATGCTCCATCAATATCGCTATACTGTCCCTGTCGAAAGCCTGTGGTTGAAGGTCTAGCGCACCGGTAGCCAGCTTGTCAAATTCCTTCAAGTTGGCTTGTAATTCATCTTGAGCCTCTTTCGCTTGTTTGGCATACAATCTTTCTTGCTCAAGCTCCATAGCTTTTAGTTGCATCCCCATGTTAAGGGAATTCATCGCAGTTTGCCCGAAATCGGCCTCGATGGGTTTCACTCCCATGTAAGCCTCTCCTGTATATTGATTCGCCATGTTACTTCAATTTTAACGTTGGTTGGGGTGGCATAACTGATGTTACTGGTGTACCGGTGCTAGTAAAGTTACCTAGCTGTCCTATACCTAGTGAACCTGTTGACGTCATGGGGTCAACGTTCTTCCTCCTGGTCAAGTCAAGACCTGATAACATCCCACCTATTGATTGTAAACCGCCTAACGCCTCTGTCATCCCGGCGTATTGCCCCTGCCTTCCTGCCTCGTACAAGGCACCGTACCCGGCAAGTTCCCGTTGTTCACGGTTCTCTCTAGCCTGGAACTCCCTGTTCTCCTGTTCAGCCGCCATGATGGCTTGCTGTTTCTGTAACTCGTACAACTGGTTCTGGAAGTTAGCCGCCAGTTGTTCCTCTTGAGCGTAAGTCTGCTCCTGTATGCCGGGAAGTAAGGACAACCCCCTCGCCCCGGCAGAGGATGCCTGTTCTGAATAGTTAGCCGACTCTTGCTGTACCCTCTTCAATTGTTGAACGTACTGGTCGGTTGGAGTGTCTACCGCCATGAGATAGTTGTTGAAATCTATCTCTTGACGCTGGTAGTTGTCAATGTTCTTCTTCGCTTCTCTCGCCTGTTTCGCCTCTTTCACGGACTTGGCTACCCCTAAACCCGTTGATGCTAGCGCCGTTCCAGCAAGGATGATAGATGTCGCTGCTGCCATCACTTTAAAATTTTAATCATTTGAACCATGTTCGTGTCACTAATCTCGAAACCACATTTCTTGAGGCCGTTCACGAGACCGGCATCGTTAGAAGTGGTAAATATCGCTTCCACGCCCGTTGCCCGCAGCATGGATTCTAACTCTTCAACCAAGAACTCTTTCGCCCCCCTCTTCCGGGAAACGTCGATCTTCTTGCTTGTCAATAACCATTCTAGCCAGCATATTCCCGTTCCTGTCATGTACACGAAAGCCACGTACAACGGGCCTTCATCGTCTTCCACGATACAGCCAGAAGATGGAAGGAAGGATGGGGGTACTGGCTTCCACCCCCACTCTTCCCACCATTCGCTTATCATGGCATGATCGGACGGTTCGTAATTCCTAATTTTAAATTTTCGATTCATCTATATCTAGTTGTATTGATTTAACGAGTAACTTCTCTTTGTCAACGCTAAAGTACGAAATTATTTCGAGATATTTCCCCCTGATAGCGTCACCGTTAACCCCGTCATCAACCTTGACGTAAAGCACCTGACCTTCCTTGATATTCACCGGGTCTTCAAGAGTTATCTCGTCATCGTTTATCTCCTTGATGCAAGATACTTTTTCCCCGTCCTTGAACACGTCAAGCCCGGTATCCACGAGGTTCGCCGTGTAAGTCCTGAAAGTGTCAAGAGCCTCCTCGTCTCCAGCCGCCACGTAAAGCAATACCGGTTGAGACGTGCCTTCCGCCTTCGGGATGAACGATTCTAGCAAGTTCTCCTTCTTCTTGAAGTAAGATTGATCTATCGTTCTCTCCAAGTCAAACGTCTTGAACGTGGTGGTGGAGGGTGGGGTGTTGGATTCCATTACAATGCTATTATACACCTTGTTTGAATCCATGTACTCGTTGTTCACCATGTGAATCTTGCTCGTGACGGTCTTGCCCAGTAACAGGTTCTGGTATCCCGGTTCCCCTCCCATCCTTCTTATGATGGTATCCCTCGTGGAGAAACAGTAAGCGCCGGCTCTAGCCATGAGGTCAGGCGCCATGTCGTAGAATGACGTCCACCCGTCAACCGGCTCCATGAAGTTCACGCAACAATCTTTCATCCCCACGATGTACGAGGATGTCTTTGGATCGCAAGCGCCACACTTCACCCCGCTCGTGGTTAACTTGTCGTGGAAATAGTTAAGCATGCCGTAAGAACTGACGGGGAACAACCCGTTGATACTCTTCCGTATCACCTGACCCGTGTTCGTGTCAACGAAGAACCGGGAGTTGCCGTAACGTGAATAGGTCTCGTAGTGAGACATCCCGTAATCCTCGGCGTACTCTTGTTGCTCGCCGAAAGTGTCTTCCGACTTAGCCACGATCGGGCTACCGGTGGCGGAATTAAGTATATTCTTCTTGTACATCACCCGGCTGCACTTGTTCCTCTGGTACACGTCTATATCGGAACCTATGTCATCAATCTTCACTATCTCGCCGTATTTCTTGGAAAGATCAGTGTAATTGATCAGGGACTGGTTGAACGATGCTAGACCGTTATCTTTCATGTCCTCCACGTACGGCTCTGACACGGTAAGAGACGCGTACCTGTCCTCCCGGCTGTAATTATCCAATATGGCGTTCGGTCTTCCCAGAGTGGTGAACAACGTCCCGTTAGAGAACTTGTTTATCTCTCGTGCCGGACCGGTGGTAATCATCACGTCCCCGTCACTGTCTAGGACGTAGGAACCGGCAAGTCCCGCCGCCACGTCATGAATGCCGGGTATTTCTTGATAAACCACGGTATCGTCCTTGGTCTCGTACATGATAAGGTAGAACACGGACGTGGTCCATCTCGATTCCTTCTTGAGGATGTCGTCTTCCGTGTACCCTTCCTTGGCGGATGGCTCTATAATCAAGTAACGACCGTTGGGAACGTCCACCTTGTCAGGGTCTCCCATGTCAACCTTGGTACCGTCTGACAGCGTTACAGATAATTTTCCCGGTTCTCCCTGCACGATCACCTTGTCTTTCACCTCGAATATGTACCCTTTCGTGGATACCTCGGTGGCTATCGTCTCCATCTCCGATACCAGTTCTAGCTTGTCACCGGGGGTGGGGACTATCCACGGCATGGACGTTATTTCCAGGTAGAACTTCCCGTTTATCACGTAAGCGTTATCGAAACCGTCGATCACGTCGAATAGCACCTTCGGGTTTCGTCTGGCGAACTTGAACTTGGTCGCCCATGACGGGGCCTTCCCCTTCACGATAACGGTTGCCACACGACCGATGTTAGCGGCGTCAGCGTTTATCCTTGGAACGGTCACGTCAACGGGAGCCAGCACGGGTGAACACCTCCCGAAGTCATCCATGAAGATGATACCGTAACCTTGAGTCGTCCCGGTCTTTAAAGAGTACGTCGTGGAAGTGGTGGGGGAGTTGTTTATCTCCACCATCAGGGACACGTCCGTGTCTATGTCGAAACCATCAACGTACCCCCCGAATAGCAGCGAGTTCTGTATTATCATGCAACTTCTAGCCATCATGGGGACGTTATCGAACAACTTGTTCACGTCCTTCATCGGGATTAGGGGGTAGTTGCCGGAGTAAGAGAACTTGTAGGTGTAGTCCACGTTATCTTCCAGCCCCAGTTTCTTCTTGTCTATGGTTTTCACCTTGTACATCCCCTGCCCCGTCTTCATGAGTATCTCTATCTTCTCCACGTGTTCGTTACCTGTGTTCACCGTCACGTTCACGGCGGAGGTGGCGTTACTGATCTCGTTAAGCGTCTCGTTCGAGTACGATCCACGCACGTAAGAAACTGACGCCCCCACCACTCCCTCGTGAGAGTAGTTGTTTATCTTGGTTATCGACAACCCGTAGTTCTGCGAGGCGAAAAGGTAAGCCGTGTTACCGTTGATGGCCGTCACGTAAAACGTTCTACCGTCAGGGGACATGGACATACCGGTCACTTGATAGTTCTGCGGGTCACTCACGTACTGGGGGGTAACCTTTGACATCGTCTTACCGGAGTCTTTCGAGTAGTATATGGTGTCAACGGTCTTGCCGGCGAGGGCGAAGAACTTCCCGTTAGAAGAGCAACACATGAACTCGTTGACGAGGGAGGTGGATACCGTGGTGAAGTTCTTCCCGTAGTTCTCGGATACCAGCGTGTACTTGTTGTCGGTATCGAAGTTCTGGTTACAGGATACGTACACGACGCTACCATCAGAATCGCATATAATCTTCACTCCCCTCGGCTTGCTTATTATGGATATGAAGTCATTCAATTTCACTTGAGTGAACGTGCCTCCTTTCCCGTACTCGGAACTGTAAGCGAACTCGCTCTTGTACACGACGTACACTTGCTTTCCAGAATCCGACATGCAGAAACCTCCCTCGTGCTGGTCACCGTCCCCCACGAACCCTTGAATCTCTGACAGGGAGTTATCGTTCTTGTTGTACTCGAACAGCATCAACTGCCCGTTATTACTTCCAGATGCACCATGAGTTCTAGCGTAATATATTTGATCACCAGCCTTGTTGATGTCACCCCCGTCGTTCTTGTTTATGAACATGTCACCCACCACGTCGATAGCATCAGCGTTCGTCTTGAAGTGAGTGAAATACCCCCTCCCCGCCGGGTCCAGGTAATTATCCGTTGTACCCGTGAACGCTATAACACCCTCCGAGTGAAAGCTCGTGTCGTTTGCGTCAAAAGACCTCGTCTTGAAAGACTTCAAGTAAGCCTTCGAGAAACTGGTGTTAGGTAACGACATGGAAAGCTCGTGAGAGGTCCAGTACGTTTTCACGCCAGAAACCGGGTCCATGTAGGAGTTAACGAACTTGACCTTGTCCTTGTACACGTAACACTCTACCATCATGTCGTACTCTACCTTTTTCGAGTCCTCGTCATCAAGCTCGGACGTCGAGGTGGAATAAGGACTGATGGCTGACGTCTCACGGGTATCGTAAATGTAGCGAGCGGCGAACAACGGGTTGATGTTACGCATCTCCCCCAGCTCCGATTTCTCGGCTATCTCAACGTCAACGGAGAGAGGTGGACGTTTAACCAGCTTCATCGCCGTCCAGTCATAAAACTTGAAGTACCCTCTCGTCTTGCTGGTGTCTATCTCCACCGGCTCGTTGGTCATCCAGTCGTGGAACACCATGATGTCGTTAAGCATGGCGAACCCGCTCACCCTCGTTTGAAGGTTGAAGGGGGTGACAAGGTCCTGCGTGAGTACCTCCGGGGTGGAATCGTAAACGAAGGTGGTGGGCAGCATCTTCATCGCCCTCGCCTCCATCTTCTCCATGTCCACCTTGTAGATCGTTCCACCGTCATACGAGTCTCCCTTTTTCGGGGGTATGTCGAAACGGAACCTCTTGATAACAACGCACATGTAATGGTTGGTCTTCGGTGCCAGTTGAAGCCCGAGGAAACCGTACACGTACGCTTGATCCTTGTCGTACTCGGTGGACGTCCAGTAGTAATTACCGGAGCCTTCCTGCTCGTTCACCAGTGGTACCGGTGCTGACAAGGCACGAGCCGAACGGGTGGTGGGGGTGTCCTCTTGGACCTCCACGGCGGTACCCACCCCTATGTACTGGTTGTTGAACGTGATGATGTCTTCCTCCCTCTCGGAGATAAGGAACTTCCACGTCTCCTCGATGTTGTCTATCACGTCCTTGATCTCTTCCTTGGACGGCACGTACCACCCGAAACCTTGATTGTAGGCTTGCGTGAACACCGATTGATCGTCCTTCTTGTTGTGAAGGAAACATATCGTGTTGCGTAGACCGTCTTCCTCCCGCAAGGTGGATAGCTGGTCAACGAGGACGTGGCTTCCCTTGCCGGTAACGGAATCGTATTCCAGTATAGAAAAACCGCCTTGCTTGAGGGCGGTGAACAGGTATATCTTGTTGTTGTGCTCGTACATGCCGGCGGTAACCGATCCGGCCGTGAACAGTGGCTCGTCGATGACCACTCTCGTCCCGTCCATGCTCTCGATGACACCGGAGTTCTCGTTATCGGTGTCTATCACACGGACGTTTCGAGCCTCACGGTATTGCCCCTTCGGCATGTAGCGGGGGTCGATGTCCATGTTCATCTTTCCCCCCGAGAAATCTTGTATCACTTTCATAAGGCTCTGAGTAACGCTTGAATAATTTCCTCTCTCTTGAAGTTCATCTCGAACTTGGCGTCCTTGTAACGACGGTTCTTCTCTGCCTTCGCCCGTATCTTCTCGTTCATCGGCACGTTACGCCTTCTCTCGATGATCCGCCAGTATATGTCAGCTTCCAGGTACTTCTGCAAGTACGGGTGAACGTTGATCTTCGTGATGTCCGTCAGGTCCACGTTTGACACGTAGCATATAAGGATACGATCGTAACCCTCCGGCACGTCGTCGAAGGTGAGGGTGTTATCCCTGTAATCGAACTGGTAACCGTTCTTGCTAACGAGGAAAGAGTTGTGACGGCACGGCAGCATGCACTCGGCTGACTTCATCCCGTTGAGGTCAACCCCCTTCACGATCTCGTAGTCGTTGTTGTCTATCATCGTTTCTTCCTCGTTCGTCAGGATGTTCTGGGCGGCGTACACGTCATCGTTCTTGAGCATGTACGAGTACCACGTGTTGATGTTATCGTTGTAGAGGGCGGGAATCTTGTACCCGTCGTGCAGGAAGTAGATGGCTATGTAGTCGATGAAGTCGTTAGGCATCCTGAACTTGCCCACGGCGTTCATCTCCCCCTCCGCTTCCTTGTATTGCTTGTCACCCACGTATCGCAGTTCCTCGACCGCTCTCTGGGCGTGTTTTATGACCAGTTCCCTGCTGACACCGTGAACGTAACTGTCCGGGTCAGTGGCGTCTATTAACACCGAGTCGATAATATCTGTTAGTTTAACGTTCATAAATATTGGTCTAAAGATAGCCACAAATATTTAAATTGTGGGAGGAATTGAACCACTTTCCTTTTTTTATATTAATAATATTATTCTTCAAATATTTGAATGCATCAGATATATTTTGTATGTTTGTGGCATGAAACTGACATTGAAAATAAAACTTCTTCCAACTGGTGACCAGTATCAAGCTCTTCTTGAAACGATCAAGGAGGCTAATACAGCTTGCAACATTATTTCTGAAATAGCTTGGCAGAATAGAGTGTTTAATCAATTTAAGCTTCATCACTTGTGTTATAATGGCATTAGAGACAAGTTTAAACTTTCCGCTCAAATAGTTGTTCGTTGTATTAGCAAGGTTGCCGACGCGTACAAGCTTGACAGGAAGAAACGACGTGTTTTCAATGAACTTGGAAGTATAAGCTATGATAGCCGTGTACTTTCTTATCATGGAAACGTTGCTTCTATATGGACTGTTAACAAGAGGCAGAAGGTTGCTTTCGTTTGTCATAACACTAATTACATTCCATATATCAAGGGAGAAGCCGATCTTGTTTTCAAGAGAGGCAAGTTTTACCTTTTTCAAACGGTAGAAGTTCCCGAGGAAGACATGGAAGATGTTGAAGAGTTTATCGGTTGTGATTTTGGAATAACTGATATAGTCTGCACGTCTGACGGTAAAAAATACTCTTCTCAATTTCTTAACCAGTACAGGGAAAAACGAATGAAAATTCGTGGTTCTATTCAATCCAAAGGCACTAGAGGTAGAACACGTGAATGTAAACGTGGATGCGCTAAGCTCTTGAAACGGCTTAAAGGGAAAGAGAGAACCACGGCAACGATAATCAATCACACCATCTCCAAGCGAATAGTCAATGAAGCTAAAACTAGAGGAGTTGGCATCGCTATTGAAGACTTGACAAACATCCGATCTAATTCCAAGCGTGGAAATAAAACGTTTAAAAGAGAGATTAACTCTTGGAGTTTTTCCCAGCTTAGGTCTTTTATTGAATACAAGGCTAAAAGGGAGGGAGTGCTGTTGATTGTCGTTCCACCAGCATATACTTCCAAGACTTGTTCCAAGTGCCATCATATTGGTACTAGGAATAACAAGTCTTTCAAGTGCAATCATTGCGGGAACGATATGGACGCGGATATTAATGCCGCTATAAATATCGCCCTGCTTGGGGCTGCAATAAAACAGCCTGAAAAATCGGGTATGTGGTGTGCTAATTTGCATATCTCCGCTTAGGTTTAAGACCATAATGTTTATTTATAGTCATTTTATATGGCGTTATCCTTTTGAAATTCGTTAGCTTGATCCTGTGCCATCACCTGTATCACTTCCGCCTCCCTCAAGTGGACGCCGAAGCATAACGCTATCTCGACAACCAGCACGTTGAAGAAATGCTCCGACAGCGTGAAGTCTTGATAACTCTTGACGGAAGGGTTGAACACCGGCTTTCCCTCTATGACCACGTAAGTCCACCGGGGTCTCGGCGGTATCTTGTAATAATGCACCTCTATCGAGGGGTTGTCAGGCAACACCTGTATCCCGTCCTCCGTGATGGAGTAATTCGGGTACGTCTCCGATGGCCTGTTGTACTTCGAGTTACCTATCATCCTTAGCCGTGCCACGTCTATCATGGTGGCCTCTTTCCCCTCCCTGTACACGGCGTTTAACTTCTCGGTAGGGGGGAAAGGGAAGAAGGGGTCATCTTCCCCCTTCTCCAAATCTTCCACCACGGCGAGCTTGTACAAGGTGCTTTCAAGAATGTCTTTCGGTATTGCCGAGTATCCTTGCTTGTCCCTGTTATACTTCATTCTCAACCTGTTAGGTATCTCTGAATATATCTTTGACTGGGCTAGCCCGCAAACGGAGTTAAACTCGTCGGGAGTTATGACCCCGTACCCGTTCTTGTTGAGTAGCACGTTGACTACCTTGTACACCTCGTCTATCATTTGTTCTAAGCGTTTAACTTGGTTAAAATCTTGTCGTAAGCCACGCCACCTTCCTCGCTTGTCATCGCCCACTCGGCGAACTCGGAGATGACGTTAAGACCTGGGGCGCAAGTGTAGATAACACCCCCCGTCGCCCAGCTCAGTTCAGTCTTTCTTGAATTCAACTTCAAGATGTTCAAGCGTATGCCCGATTGAATCTTGAACTTGATCGTGTTTCTCTTGTCACCGAACATCTCGATGATCTCCCGTGGGGGAGTTCCAGTTTCCAGCTTGCCAAGGATACCGGCACGAAGGATGGTGGGGTTCATCTCGGTGGTGACTCCCTTCAAGGTAGCATAAACGGCCTGCAACACCTCGAAGTCTGATGTCTTGCAAAGCTCAACCACGGTAGCCATGTCAGTCCACGTGCTTTCCTCGATGGCGGCGTCAGCTTCAAGGTCTTCAAGGTAGAACACCTTGTCCTTTCCGAAGAACGGGTGCAACATGAGGAACATCTGTAAACCTCTATCCTCCGGGTAAATGGTCCACCGGTCACCTGGGAAGTCCACCCGTCTAAGCTCTACTGGTCCGTCAATGTTCTGGTCGTTCTCGATGGCGGTGGGGGATACCGGGGTGTAACGGAGGTTGAACACGTAAGTCTCCCCGTTCTTGCCGGTGTACACGTGACGTGTCTTCGGTCTTAACGAGTGATTGTTACGGGTACCCGTGAGGAGGAACGTTAACGGTTTCTTCCCCAACCCCCTCTTCTCTAGGTCGGCGATAATTTGCTCTTTAGCCTCTTCTTCCGTGATTCTCTTTGTTTCTTTAGTACTTGCCATATTAGATTCGAGGCACTTACGCTTTCACGTATTGACGCTTCACGGGAACGCTACTTTTTAGGTCAATCTCTTGACGGTCATCCATAGTTGGAACCTCCACGTCCGAACCCCGTTGTGCCAACGGTTTTTTGTTAATTAAATTCAGATTCAAATAAAATGGGGGAGGGGTTATTATTCCCTTCCCCCGAGGTTTAATATTTAAGGTCAATTAAGCCTAGGCTGACACGCCTTCGAAGATCGCCCATTTCTTCAATCCCACGCAGCGCAATCCCCATTCAGACAACCAGTCGATACCGAAAACGTCCCAGGTGTTGGTAGCGTCCGGCACGTTCTGTGAACCGTGGAACGTGGTTACAAGCTCACGGCTGTATCCCGGCATGCCCTTGTACAACTTGGTCAAGTACGGGGCGTTGATCGTGCTGTTCTGCCCGCTCAAGTCACCGTTGTAACCGGTGGTGATAGAAGCACGTCCTAGCGGTACCATGATACCGTGGATTTGGTTCTCTGCGGCGAAGTTATCCGGGTTCAAAACGGTCGGGTCTTTCAACAGTTTCCAGGTGGTCTTGTAGAACTCGTACCCACCCATCTTGAATGCGTCGAATCCAAAGTCAAGCATGCGTTGCTTGTTATCGAAGTAACCCCATGTAGCGGAACCAGCCCCACCAACTTTAGCCAACCAGTTGTCGATTGACAACGATGCCTCGGTAGACAAGTACAACAAGTTGTAAGTCTCGCCGTTAACCTTGTCAAGACGCTTGATGATTGACTCGATGTCGGCAGTACCAGTGATGTTGCCCTCGAAGCTGTTACCACCGTTTCTGATCTGGTCGAACACTCCCTCGATACCACGGAACCCTGCGGTCTTGGCGTCAGAAGCGTCAACGGCTTTCTTCCCAACGAACGCTTGAATCTCCATTTGATCCAGCATTCTCTCTCTAGCCTCCTCGATCTCGGCGCTCGTCCAGAATGCGTTTCCATCCGGGGTTTTCAACCACGTTGCGTCGCACATGTCGGAACCGTTGATCTCGAACATGTCCTTGCCGATGATAAGGGACGTGCTACCGATCTCAACCTCACGGGTCAAGGCACGGGTCATACCCGGTGTTCCCTTCTGGAACTCGTAACCGGCAGCCATGATGGTCAACCCGGTAGTCCCAACGGTCCAGTCTGCACCGTCATAGGTTTTAGCGGTGAACTTGCCAGCGTCGTAATCGTCCGGCACGCAGATACCGTAGTTCACTTTCTTGCCGGCCTTGTCAATAACCATGAAGTTCTCGTTCGGACGAATGGTGTGAGCGGCGATCGTGAACACGTCACCGGCACGGGTCACGCCTTCCAGCAATTTACGTCTACGTCCGGTCATCCCGAAGAACTGGGTGTCGGCGGAGATCATCTCTTTTTGAGCGTATTTATCAAGGAACCCACGGATCGTTTGATTACCGTACTGGTCGATGATTCTGTCCTTCAATGAAGGGTAAAACTTGGTAGTGAAGTCATATAGACTCATGTAGTTACCGGAGATCGGTTGAACTTTAATGTTCGGATCAAGGTAAAAATCTGATGTAACACTTGTAAGCATAATATTCTATCTTATAAAGTTCTTGTCTTTGAGGAACCTCAGGAACTCGTCCTCTGATGGACCTTTGACGTCTCCCGGTTTAGGGGCGTCAGTGGTGGCGTTGGACTTCTTCTTCATTTCCTCCTCGACGGTATTAGCTTTCACCGCCTTGGCGTGTTCTTCCAGTATCTTCGGCAATTCCATCCCGGCGGTGATCACTCTTACCAGGTTGCCGTAATTGAAGGTACCGTCCTCGTTCTTGAACGTTCCCAGCAGCGAGTCGATCCCGTCGAACACTTTATCGTATCTCGACTTGTCACGAATCTCGTAACTAAAACCGTCAATCTCGATCTTATCAAGACTTGACAAGGCTCCTTTCACCCCCTTCACCCATTCTTCTTTTCCCTTGTCAACGTTTTCCTCCACACGCTTGAGAGGAGTCTTGTATTGCTCTTTCTGGGCGTTAAAATACTTTCTAGCTTCCTCGGCCTTGGTCTTCAAGCTAACCAGCTTTGACCTGTTCTTGCGGTCAATTGCCTTTCTCTCGTCATCTAGCATGTCCTCGGTCACCTCCTCGGTCTGGAAGTAGTCTTCATACATGACTTCAATATCCTCCTTGTCTAGTGACGGGTATTGAGTCTTGAGGTACTCCTTGACAACTTTCTCGTTAGGCTCGTTGTCCCAGTCTTTCTGTACCTTGAAGTAATCGTCCACTCCCCTCCCGGTTTCCCGGACGAACTTGTCGATGTTAGCCACGTCAGGACTGGCGTAATCAACGGTTTTCTCAACCTCTTTTTCCACCTCTCGAATCTCTACCAGATCATCCCACGTCTTCACTTCCTTACCTACCTTACCGGCCAGGTATCCCAGTATTTTCTCTTCCGGTACCTTCGAGAAATCTATTTCCTGATCATCGACCTTGTTGACATCCTCTACCTTGTCGGGGGTAGGGGTGCCTGCCTTGTCTTCAACTTTCGGCTCCGGTGCGGTTTCTCCCTCCTTGGCGGCAGGGACTTGCTCTCCCGGTTTAAAAGTTATGTCTTTCAGTATTTCATCTAACTTTCCCATTCGATTTAAATTTAATTATACAACAAATATATAGATTTTATCTATAACAACAAAGAGTTAACTGATTTTCATGTCTCTTTTATCTTGATTCCATGCACTTTAAGCATCAGCTTGCGCTTTATCTTGTAAACGTCAGTGCGGAATCCCTTGGTGTCCTCCACCACGGTTTCCCCCGTCTCGACGTCGGTGTACACGAAATCGGCCACGTACTTGCAAGCCAGCTCGACGCAATGCCTGTTCTTCCCCTCCCCCTCGAACTGTGCGGGTATCAACGTGTATGTGACCTGTTCTTGCAAGTCCTTTATCTTCCCTGCCCTTTCCAGTAGCTTGAGGGTAGCGGCACGGGCGGCCTCCTTCTTCGAGGCGTGACCACCCGACTTGACGTTCCCGTACTTAGACTTCCCTCTCATCCCCTCGCCCTCCTGTCTCCGGCGGTACCGTTCTTCCTGCCACGGTTGGCGGAAGACGACGTGTACCTTTTAGTAGCGTGATCGTAGTCCTTGCCGGCACGAGATGACTTCCCGTGCTTCTTGTCATGCTCACGGTTACGCTGGCTAAGCTCTGACCGTTTCTTCCTTTGCTCCGGTCTTCGGTTGACCTCGGTATCCGTTTTCTTCTTCTTCTCTCTAGCCTCCGGGTGATCCCGGTAATACTTGGCGGACCTAGATAGTTCCGACCTGTCCTTCTTCGGTGGTGCCATCTCCTGTATAGTTTTGAACTTGGTTAACTTCTTCCATAGGTGGAATCTCGACGGGTGGGGCGGCTTGAACGTCCTGCATGGCGTTCATGCTCTCGAAGGGTATTGTTGCCCCTCCCCTCTGTCTCTGGTTGATCATGGCGCTTTGCTGTTGCGCTTGCTTGTAGGTGCGGGCGTCCTTGGCCTGTTCCTTGTACTGGTTCGATTCTGCCGTGACACGTGCCTGCAAGCCTAGCTCCTGCATCCTCAACTGGTGTTTAACACGTTCCAGTATGATCTCTCCCTCCACCTTCTTCTCGTTTATCTGTATCTCCGATTGAGTCTTGAACTGTAATTCCTGACCCTTGGCCTGAATCTCCATCATCAGGGATTGCTGTTTCTGTTGCTCGATGGCAACCTGCGCCTGCGCCTGCATCTGGGTCTTCATAGCCTCTATCTCCTTCTGTTTCTGGAACGCCTCGTCCTGACGTTTCTTCATGATGACCTTCAAGTACTTGGACGCCATCTTGATGTTGTCGATAGACAGGATGTCCATCCTATCGGCGAGGGTGATCTGCCCGGCTTGAACGGCGGCGAGTATCACTTGATCTAGCTTGGCTTTCTCCTCGGCGTCGGGGGCAACCTCCACGATCACGTCCAGATTGTACTTGTACAGGGTCTTGTAATCGTCGATAACGTCATCTTCCAGCAAGTAAGACATCACGTCATCGGAGAACGATTCCTTGTACATCGACATCTGTTGCGCCCTGTTAAGGCTAACCTCCCCCGTCCCCTTCTTTATGGACATCAGTCCCTCGAAGATGTGCTTGGTGGCGGTGTTACTCATGTTAAGGGCCATCTGTTGAGTCCCTACGAGCGCCCCGTTAAGCGGTGCCGAACCGTCACGCACCCTGTTAACGCCGGTAACCTCGTAACACATGTTCATGTTCTGGTTGTAGGCGTTGATAAGCTGCATGAGCTTCTGACCGTCAGCCGTGGGGATGTTACGAAGGATGTTGCCCTGCAATATTTGATCGTCGTCGTAAGCCGTTCCCTTGTACAGCAAGGCTCCCGTCTGGTACATCATGTCAAGAACGTCGGAGGGGGTGAGCTTGGCGCCGGTGCCGATGTCTATGTTCATCAGGGCGTCAACGTTGATCTCGAACATGTCAGGTTTCATCTTTGAGATCAAGTGTCTAAGTTTCAACACGATAAGGTGTATATCCTCGGCGTATGACTTCAAGTTCTCGACGATAGAGGGTACCGTCAGCTCGTATACGATGTAGGGTGCCATCACGGTGTTGGCGTTGTTCACCGGCCGGATCATGTCACGCATCAGGTGGTAGTTGAACACGAGGTTCATGCCTAGCACGTAGTATCCCTCGAACCACACGTCGTACTTCCCTTTTATCATGCGGGAGGAAGATTCCCTCGGGAGAACGTAGTCCTTGTCCTTGGGTATCAGGTTGTTTCTTTTCCTCTTGTACACCTCGTCCATCGTGGTCTTGAAGGTGAAGTACATGACGGTGAACAGGTCGTCCTCGTTAGCCACCTCGTCCGGCTTGAACCGTTTATCACTCACCCCCCTCGCCAGGGTCTCGTACGATACCTCTCCCCCGCTCATCCTGACGATCTGCCCGGCGGTCATCTCCATCATCTCGGCGAAGTAGTAGCACCCCTTCTTGTCACGGGTGTACAACGGGTCGTACGAGTATAACAGGTTCTTGCAATCAACCCTTCTCATGACCACGCCGTAGTTGGGATCGGACTCCACCCTTATGGCGGCGATGCCGTTGGTAACGAGGTCTTCCGCCACCCTGTTCTGTATCTCACGGAAGTAGTTAAGGTCGAACACCCTGTTAATGATGATCTCCGACGCTATCTCCTTCTTCTGCCTGTACTCTAGCTGCATGTGAAGGTCTAGCTCCTCCTTGGAATCTGGCACGTAATCAGGCACGAAGTTGATACCGGTGGCTATCGTCATCTCCTGCGTGAAGTCTTTAGTTAGCATCTCGGTTTCCAGCCTCTTGCGGTACTTGTTACGTTCCTCCCTTGACATGATGTCAACACCCTTGGTCTTGATCTTGAACATGTCGGCGGGGAAGGAGTCCTTCACCACGTTAACGAACTTTGGAACCACGGACGTGAACTCCCAGTTAAGTGACAGGTAAGCCTGGTCCTTCGGGATGTTAAGCATGTTCTTGAACCTGTCGATGTCCACCTCGTTGTTACGAAGCGCCTCTAGTTCCTCGAACTTCTTCTTCTGGCTGGTGTAATCGTTCCCCGTGATCCACTCGAACTCGATGTACTGGGCGTACTCTAGCCCGTACGATTTGCTTTCCTTCTCCTCGTTGGAAGCATCCCTGTTCGGGATCGTGACGTTTCTTCTTTGTCTATCCATTTTTTAACTTTCCATAAGTTCCAACATTCTCGTATATCCTGAACATGGGTCGTGTTGCCACCGGTTCCTCTGCCTCCCTCTGGCGTCTCTTCTTGCGAGTGTTACCTATGAGGGCGTACGCTGACGATATGGAGGCGTCACGCTTGGTCCTGTTCTTGTCATCGAAAGCCAGCCAGTCTTCCAGCGTGGCGTTAAAATACATTTCAGAGCTGCCTACGTTGTTCTCCACGAAGGATTCTATGGCGGCGTTTATCATCTGCGAGACGTTCTCGGACGTGGAAGGCATACCCCCTCTCACCCTCTCGTCTTCTGACAGCTTGTCCTTTTCCTTGTCCGTTCTCGTCATGGAGAACTTGCGATACCCACGACGGTACATCTCGTCTATGAGGTTGTTCACGTTGTTCTCTATGAGGGCCGGCATCCCGTAGAACACCATCGCCTTGATGGCGTCATCGAAGAATATCTCCTTCGAGTCCGGCCTGTTTATGTATTCAAGGAAGAAGTTGAAGTTGGGGGCGCCGGAAGAGTTCATGCCGGAGAACCCGTGGATCGAACCCTTCGACCCCTTCCCGTCAACGGTCTTGTTGACACGATACGGGTCTATACCGAAGTTACCGATATGCCTGTTAAGCGGTATCCACAACCCGTTCTCTAGCTTCACGTTATTCCTGAGACCCTCTTCCGGTATCCAGCTAACGAGGAACCTGCCGTCCGGCTTGTCGACGAAGATTACGTGTCCACTATCAGCAACCCCTTGATACCACTCGAAGTTACCACGTCTAAGGTGAGTCCCGTCTAGGTTATCGTTATACTTTATCTGCGCCAGTATGTTGGCCTGGTTGAACATGCACATGTTGATCGCCAGCTTGAACCCGTCTTCCTCGGTGCGGGGGTTCTTCCTGTGTTCTTCAAGCAATTGTTTCGGGTTATCCTTGAGTGCCTCGTCCACGTTCTGCAAGTAGGTCTTCACCCCTATCGACATGTTCTCCCCGTCCATCGTCCTCACCGGGGATTTAGGGTCTTCAACGATCATGTTGCCGTACTTGTCTATGAACCCCTCGTAATGCTCGAAACAGCTTATGAATATCTTGTACAGGTTGGTCACCGTCTGACCGTTACCGTCACGTTTCCGGGGGTCGGAGTTGTAGTACAAGTACTTGTACCTGTCCCCCGCCAGGGCGTCAGGATCGTTGGCATCCTTGCCGGTCATGAACTCCACGGTGGAGATCAGTATGGCCTTGCCGGTGATACGTCTACCCTTCGTGAGACATTTTCTCACCATCGTGAAATGGGTAAGCGTGTTACCGTTCTGTTTCTTCCACTTGCTGAACTCGTCACCGAAGTAGAACAGCAATGCCTCGCCGTCGTAACTGGACTCGTTGGTGGGGCGGAAGTTTATACGGGTGTTCAGCGCCACGTCCACGACCTCCTTCTCCTGTCCCGCCTTCTTGAGCTTGTTACCCGGCTGGGCGAACTCTAGCTCCGACTTGGATTTCTCGTCCATGCACATCGGCTTGAAGTAGAAGGGGAGGTGGGAGAACATGGTCGTTAACCTCACGAAGTTGGACTTGGCGTCGGTATCCGTCTTGGAAGTCATCCCGGATAGCTTGTTTCTTTGCTCTATCGTCTTGCAAAGGATGAACGCCATGATACAGTCCGTGGCACCGAAACGACGAATCTTTTCAAGGATAATACCGAGACAACGGTTATCCCTGTACATCGCCTCAAGGAACAAGAACAACTTCCTCTGGGCGGCGGAGTAATAGTAATACCCCCCGTCCGCTCCCGTGTAGCAATGCATCATCATGAACCAGTGGGCGCCGGTTATGTACGTCGCCACCCCGTTGTTCATGAACCAGTACCCGTTCCGTTTCTTCATGTACTCGGAATCTATGTAATCCTCGTGACGCTTGGCGGTACGAACCGTCAGGTCCTTGGGTGGGGCCTGCCTGCGCCAGAACTGGTCTTGCTTGAACCTCTTTCCCCAGTCAATCTCCGCCTTGATCGGTTTCTTGGGGAGGGCGATACGGATGTCGTTTATCTCTATTATCTCCCCCACCGTCCCTTCCGGGTCTATCACCACGGCGTCTATCTCGGGGCGATAACCGGAGTGATCCTTCATCCTCGCGAACTTGTCGGCGTACTTCTCGGCGTAACCACCCTTGTAATCGGTCTCTTCCAGCATGATGTCTTCCTCTTCCAGCTTGCTCTTCACGTCATGCACGATGTCCTCGATCTCCATGACGTCGTTGAAGGCTACCAGCTTGGTGTCTATCATGGTGGATATGCTATCGGCGTCGTTACCGATCACGTCCGAGTCCATGACGACGTCTTCCAGCCCGGAGTAGAGGGATTCCACCACCCCCTGGCTGGCGTCTACTATCTTGTCTAGCGTGGCACGAACCCACTTCTCCTGTTTCCTGTCGTGATTGAGGATGGAGCCGAGCATGTTCTTGCAGCTAGTTATCGCTTTCTTCTTTAACTTTATGGCGTTCTTGACGGTGGTTTCCTTCTCCATTACGGCCGTGTCGATGTCCGCCGTGATAACCTTCATCAGTTCTCCCACGGCGATCTTGCACGATTGTATGAATCTGTCGTCACTCATCTTCAAGCTCTCCTATTATCCACGGCGTTTTCATCCTGTACAGCACACGATCGTCTATCTTGAACTCGTACTCGGAATCAAGGTTGAACACGACGGGCGTGCCGTCATCTATACCTTGCTCCCGTAGCGACTCGTTGGAGTACGTCATGATACCATGTTGTTTCTTGTATTTTTCAGGGTTGGCCATCTCGAAACTCCCCTCCCTCACCCTGTCGTTGAGGACGGGTTCGACGTAGCACCACGGGTCAACGGCGATATGATCGTCACCCCTCTTCACGAGGTACACGAACTCCACGGGGATAACGAACATGTCATCGAACAGCTCGTTGCTACTACCCACCTTCCCGTCCACGTATTCCACGCTACGGCGCTTAACCATGTTGTGGTGGAAGTAAGCGATGTCCCCGGGCTTTATTCTAGGATCGGATGACGTCACCACCTCCCCGTGTCTCACGACGTATGTCATGTCATCTATCGTGTTGTTCACGTAAAACTTGGTTCCACCGGGGGCGGTTATGGTAGTCTCGTACATCTCGGGGACGTGAACGATCACCCCGTTAATCCCTTTCAAGTTCCTTTTCATAATCGCTCACGTCAATGGTTAAACTCCCGTCATCGTGACGGTATATCTCTTTCCACACCACCGCCTCGTTGCCGTCCTTCTCCCGGACGTGTATGGTTATCTTGTCACGGTTTTTAAGGCGCTCCTTCTTGATCGAGTGTATGATCATGCTCGTTAAACCCCCACCCCGTGACGTGAACGACAGGGATTGTCCCACCCGGAAACATAATTTCCTGCCGTTATCCATGTAGCTAAATTCTCTCAATTCCATTTTAAATAATCAGGTACTTATATTTATATTGACGCTTCACAGGAACACTACTTTTTAGGTCTATATATTGACGGTCATCCATAGTTGGAACCTCCACGTCCGAACCCCGGTGTACCACCGGTTTTTATTAAACAATTCTTATTTACTTATTAAAATTCCACCCGCTAATCCTGCCAATCCCCACACCCACCATTTCTCGTACCACCGGTCCCTCTCCTTTATGACGAGGGGTTGAATGGCGGTGGTGGTAACGTACGGGTTCTCGTTGACCACCCTCACGAGGTACTCGGTGCTACCCATGAACTTCTTCCTCTTGCCGGAAACCAAATACTGGGAGGCGTACACCTCGAAGTTATCGAAGTGGATTCCATCTTCCATCACCGTTCCGGAGACGTACCTGTACTTGTTCCTGTCATGAAACGGGATGTACACGTTCCTGTAAACGGTATCAAATTTTATCGTTCCGGTATCCCTGTACACGGTGTTCACCTTGACGATAAACTCCGGCTTCATCCCCTTGATCAACTGTTTCAGGGAATCGTTCTCCTCTAGCACCTTGCTGGAAACCGATAACATGGATAGCTTCTCCGCCACCTCCCGGTTATACCGGTCCTTGTAAAGCCTGATGGTATCCTCCATCGCCTTGGCGTTATACACGTCTCTCCCCGCTTCTCGATCACGATTCACGGAGTTCAACGTGATAAACACCACTAGCACGGTAGCTATCCACGCTATCAATATTTTCCAGTTATTCTTCATCGATTTCTTCTATAACAGCTATTATCTCCTTGTCATGCATGGCAACGAACTCGTCGTCACCTAGGAAGAACGGCGTGCCGGTACGGGAGGGGTGCAACACGATGTCTCCCGCCTTCACGTCATCCCTGCCCTCGTTCATGGCGACAACCTCGCTCTTCCGTGTTATCTCGTTTCTCGTCTCCGGGATGAATATGCTCCCCACCTTTCGCATCTCTTGCTCTGTCTTCTTGATGATCACGTAATCGTTGATCGGCCTGATTCTTTTCATATCAATTAAATTTTAATTATTATTCTGTTTTTCAATTAGTTTAAGTATAAGCTCGTATTTAGACTTGTCCGATTCCCTCCAATCCTCAATATTCCTCCGGAGGGCGTCCATCTCCAGTTTTATGGTGCGTTCTAAACTCTTGAACTCGGCGTTATGGATTTCCCTCAAGTTCAACAACTCCTTCCTGATCTCGTTATCCTTGAAGTCCACGTACTCCTTGGTCGGCTTGTTGAAACTAGTCGCCATAGCTGTCATTACCACTAGTGCTACCGCCCCCATCACCGCCTTGGCAACGTTGCCTGTCACGTTGTCTATCCAGTTGCTCATTTTCAGAAAATAGTTTAGTTATGGCCTTCGCCATGATTAATAACGCCCCTATGATGAAGTTAAGCCATATTTTCCAAGTGTCAGAGAACGGGGATGTGGTTATCAACCCCTGCCACATGGGAAGGGTGTAGACGCACGTGTCGCCTATCATCTTTATTTTCCGTGGGGTGGGTTTCTTCCAGTTCTTGACGCTAGCTTGCATGACTAACTCCTTTCTTCTATAATTTCCCAGAACACTTCATCACCATCCTTGATAAACTTCTCGACTAGAGCCTGTATGTCCCTGTCGGCACGACCCTGTATCGTTCTCTCCCCGGTACGGTTGTAAGCGACCAGAGGGCATCCATCGGTATCATCCACGTCATTGCCACCGTGAACCCTTATGCCGGAGAATTTCATCCCGTTAACGTCAACGGTTTGTCCCGGCGTGTTGTATAACAAGATCATGTCTCTCTCGTACTTCGGGCTGTAAGTGATGGCAACCTTGTACTTGTGGGCGGGGATGGCCGTCTTGCCGGGTATCTTCACGTCTCTCACGGCGTCTTCAAGCACCCAGCAGAAGTCCTCTCCTTCAATCTCGATCCTGCCAACCGTGGCATCATCGAAGAACTCTTTCCTGATATGTTTGATTACTCGTTCCATAACACAAATATACGAATTAAATTCTTCCGTAGTATCTAAAAAAGGCACCGAAAGGCCTAGTTCTCAAGTAATCCATGTTATCACGGTTCTCTTTAGCCTCCATCTCCATCGCCGAGGCGTAGTAAGCCTTTCTGTTGGATTCTCCAACCTCTTTCCCCTTGTCTTTTATAACGTGGTGAATGAACGATATTAACCACTCGACGAGGTACATGATGTAGTACAACGTGAAAGGCAAGAGAAACGGCAAGAACGCGTACCAGTGGTAGGGGGCGCTGAAAAGGAAACTGGCAAAGTAAGCGATTATCATACCCATCGTGAAACAATCTTTCCATTGACGAACGTGAATACGTTCCTCGTTAATGGCGTAATCAGGTAACTGACCTTCTTTCATTTTCGTTAATATGAAAGGACCTAGCGTTATGGTTGAATACCCCTTGAAAAGTATCAACCTCGCCAACCAGTTGTTGTAGTGAATTTTTGTCATGTACATAATAATTGAATAATTAAGCTGTTATCCTAGCACCGAATGTTTGAGTAACCCCTTGAAATGTAAAGGTAAAAGTTGCATCAACATTCGGTGGAATTAAATTTAGATTGAGTGGAATATAACAACCACTCCCATCAAAATTATTAACAATATTTTTGTGCCAATCACCCAATGCAATCGGAATATTAATACCACTTATGACTCCCGTGGCCACTAAATCGTAACCCCCTAAATCATCAGTAACACCCACGTCTTTTGACATGGACCTACTTAAATATAAGCACGAGCTATTCGCTTTACTTATTGTTAACTTGTTCGTTGTAGACGCTTCAACCATGTTAGGAACTATCTTGTTTATCGTTGTTCCAGTACCACCGGTACACACGTAAGGCTTGATACTACCCCACGAATCTATTGATGGCGATTTAGACGAGCTTACGATCATATTCCCCTTGTACGCCCTGTGCAATAATTGAAGCTCCATCCCGGCAAGCGCCCTGTTAAAATACGAGTACTCTTGCAAGCAACCGTCCCACCAGTCAAGGGGTTCTGTCGTGTCGTGGAAAGCCCTACCAAGCCATATGTTCCCATCCCACCCCATCACGCCAGTACTACCGTAATCGACAGGTCCATTAAGGGGATAGTCAGAAGGGGACATTAAGCCGTATTTTTTACCGTTTAAATAAAAGTCAAAAGTTTTTGAAGGCCAGTCGAACACGACTATCAAATGATTCCAACCGTCTACTATCCAGTTTGTAACCGTGGCTTTACATACTTGATTTGACGCTCCATTGTACACTTGGAACCTCATCACTTTATCCATGGGGGTTCCCGGGGAATCAAGACCCATAGCGTATCCAAGACCCATCGTTCCATTACCATCTATAACACCACCCATGATCCCATCATAAGTCGTGTTAGCTTCCGCGCGACTATACGCGCACACGGATATGGTGAATGATCGCGTTCCCTTTACCACGTCCGGTAAACGAAGGGCTACCCCCCCACCAGACAAGTCCAAGCAGGGGGAACCGTTAAACCCGATCATGTAATAAGATATATTCCCCGCGTGATCAACTGGGTTATTACCGTTCCCGGAGTAATCATCAATGTCTCCACCTAACGGGAGGTATACCGTGGGTTTCAATTTTAGAATAGTGCTTATACCTGCCACTGGCCATATTTTCTTGCCGTTTAACCACGCTTCTTGTAATTTCTTGCCGTTCAAGGCTCCATCCACGAGCTTGCCTACTTTTCCTAGTTCTATTGCCATATCAAGCGAATTTAAGATACAACCTGCCTGTAACCTGTGACGATTCTCCCGGTATCGTGTCCACAACCTGAACCGACGTTACCATGTTAGCTGCCGACACCGTCTCGATACAATTACTCAACTTGGCATACTGGGACGATGACATCAACCCGTTAGAACTTGATGAAGCTAGCCCGTACGTAGTGTTCGTTGATGTTATGGTAATGTTGCCTGAAGCGTCACTTGATATAGAAGTGGCCCCGGCTCCAATGAACCTAACCTGATTACGATACGTGTTATCGTCCGTCACCTTCAAGTAAGGGTTAGAAGCAGCCGCGTTAGCCGCAGTTCCTGACGCACCGGCGTACAATCTAGTCGTGTAATGAGTGTTCGCGTCAGTGTCTGTCCAAGGAACGGAAACGTACATCTGTCCAGAAGAGTTCAATTGAACAGCATAGTTCTTGGCCGCTAGACCAGTCGCCCCGATCTTGACAAGACCGTAAGTTGATGAAGTAGCGGCACTGTAAGTTGAGTTAGTATCCGTCCACGGTACCGCAACATACATTT